TGGACACACAAAAAAGAGAAAATACAGATTTTTTAATTTATTTGTGTGCGCTTAATTTTCCTGGCGAGGTCAAGATCTTCCTGCATCTTTAATGTGATTTTTTTATTATTACTTATTAAATCATTGACATTGAGATTAAAAACAAAAGAATATCGTAAGAACATCTTATGGAATTTGTAGATTATCAATCAACTGCCTAGTTGGAATAAAGGGTTCATTGATCATGTTCCTCTTATGTTATTCCCATCGGCCCTATGAAATATTTTGGCTGTATAGGTGTTAAACTTAGCTTTAAAATTGAAATTGCAATTTAGTGTTAGAAATAATCTGTCATGTGAAACACATTACTAGTTCTTGGCATGAGAGTATTAGTCTTAGTAATTTTTTCTTAATACTTATGTAATTAGAGTCAACCTAGCTTCTAAATTTTAATTTAATATATGAACTAGGGCAACGACTTAGCTGTGATGGTCGTTATAGATATGATTATTTAAGTCATAATAGACAGGAAAAGCTATTATTTACATTATCAACATAATCGATAGGGCGTCTTAGAAACCTTGAATCGGTGCTTCCAACTCTGTGTATTGGAAGAGTCAATAAACTGATCCTAAATGTGGTCCCTTGCATATTGTTTTTACACTTGTATTGACTTTGATATACACCTGGTTATTTAAAATATTTTTAGAGCCTTTGGTGCAGTTAGAATTAGACTGAACTAGACCTGAAACCTTCAGGAAACATATTGACTAGGCTGGTGAGCCGGTCCATAAGTTTTATCTCAGCATCACTCATTCGGTGTAGATATAAAGTTTGAACCAGGAACCTTTCACTGCATGTACAGTTACGTGTATGATTAAATCGATGGCAAACACCTATAAGTTCTGGTAGCAAGTATAACTCATGGTGCCATGTAGAATTATTTTTAAGAGCCCGTATAACCAACTCAAATCTTAGATAATCATTCACTAGTTTAGTTATCCGTCCCTTGGATGTTTTTATGAAATGATAAGTCTGGGTTCGACTTTGTCGCAGCTGATTATAATCAGTTACCAACTCCCGGATCTCAGTTTGGAGGAGGGCAAGGTGTCTCGTTATAGAAACTAATGGTCCATTTCTCGAATCAACAAGGTTATACCTATGATATAGGACCTTCTCTAATGAAGGAAAACCAAATGCAATATAACTATTGTGCAATCTACTTGTGGTGTATTTGGTAAGATGACTTAGCCAATATGACCCTCTTTGTACTTGCTGTTGAAGAGCACATTGTACGACATGGAGACAGTTTGCCTGGGTTTGATGCTGAGTAGTTCTCAAGGTTGAAAGTAGATTAGATAAGCATAAATACCACTCACTTGACTTTGCACTTGATGTTATAGGTTTGATTAAATATCCTGATCCAAACATAGGAGCAAGATAATTGTTAATCCAGCACATCCCATCCAAATCGCTGAGGAAGACTTTTAAGATGACCACTTTCAAAGTTTTAGGATTGATATGATTACAAATAATCGTATATACTGCTTCATATAATCTGGAACGATCTAAGTTTTCTGTAGTTTCAGCATCCATGGTAATAATATCAGCATCATTTGGAATCCTATTTTTTTGATTTGAAAACCAATCTCGATGTGTAATATCAGTTATTTGACTAGCTGAGTTATTTAATATGACCTCTAGCTCACCACGATGTGTTTTAGGCATAATTGGGAGTAGCATCCTTGGAGTGGTGTAACCTGATATCACTTCACTCTCAATACTATGTTCAGTAGCAAGTGTATTCAAAAATAACTTCTTAACGCCGTATTTTTGGATCAGTAGTAAGGCACCTGAACCCTCCCCTTCTGCTAGGGTTACAGCTGATTCAAATTTATTATATTCCCATAGTACTTCATCTAACTTATAATGCATTGATGAAACAATTCCAGTGAAGCGACAATATATGGTAGTATCAACCATGGTTCTTAAATGTTGAAGTAACCCTTTTATATTACTGCGGCTTTCTTCAGGAGAAGGTTCGATGCTGTATTCCCCATCTTTTGTTAATTTAAAGAATGGTACTACTAAACGATGCGGATTGGATGGGAACTCTTTGGCATTGTGATCCTCATCCAAATGTGTATCTGTTAATTTCCCTTGGTGGGTTGTCGAACCCTCATACATTTTTGTAGGAGGCTCGGTTGCTGATGTTGGAGTGGACCTACTTTTGGGTGGAAATCTCGTGGTGGTCGTTCTGTCGTTTCTAGAGTCTCCTTGGACTATCTGTTTAATTCTGGTAGGAATGAAAGTATCATTGTTCCTATTAAGGTCTAGGCCAGGCGGTCGATCAGAATTTCCCAGTGGCAAAATGATATGTGGAGCTGTTGTCGCGTTAGTTGCACCTATAGTCTTCTTAGGTCTATGTCGACCTCTCCAGTAAGCCAATGATGCATGGAAAAAATTGCTTGCTGTACTCTTGCAATTATAAACTAGATTTGAAGAGCATTTCTCTCCAGATCTTGAAAGTATAGAGCCTTTATTTTTATCATCTTCAGTCCCAACAATTAGAGATTTTACTCGGTTCAAAAATTCGCCAGGAGGATCAGAGCGTTGGCCTTCGAGAGGATAGATAACCCATAGTGGGATGTTTGCCTTCCTAAAGATAACCCACTCCTCAACAAAGCTCAAGAAAGTTGAAATTGCAATTCGGAGAAATAATCTTGCAGCGTCCGATAATCCACGGTCACCTGCAGTCCCACCAATATATATTGAGAAGTTGGGGTCTATATCCATCAACCTGGACATGACACTTGAGTGTCTAAATGTCGGTTTGAAGATTCGAAGGGATCTATGTGATAAGTTGTGGATCTGATTCTGGAGATAGTATAGAAATTCTGTGAGTCCGATCTTTTTCGTGCATAGAATAGTATTACCCAAATAAAAACTTATGAGGGCTCCAAAACTGTATAGAAGCCCTATTTTGGGATACGTTAAGAAGTGGGTTGTGAAGGATCTTGTTTCACCGCTGCTAATGGGATCTGTTGATGAATTGCTACTATCAGAGATTATTGATTGCAAGACTGTTTTTGCTAATTCCCAGCCGGATAAATGTGGCAACCGTATTAAGTCATCCTCAATAATATTTAAACGTGGGCCCTTCATCAAAGGACTGTCAATCGATAAGTTGCAGTTGAGACCTCCTCTTAGTGGATCTGAATCATAAATCAGTTCATTATTACGGTACTTACTCAAATCTAGATTTAGCGTGGTTGTGTATGTTAAGTATTGGGCCGGTACTTCCCTCGTACAACAATTCGTCAGGTGAATATGGGCCCTGTGATATTGAATAGAAGATGTACAAGTGTTCCGAAACCTAATGTCATACAAGGCCACTGCAAAGTTAATCACATTTTGAAATATAATGTTGCTATCACGTGCAGCCTGACCCCCTCCGGAAAACTCTCCTAGTGTGTTGGTAGATACCATCAAGCGCGTTGCTGTGTTACTCATGCGGTTAGCCATAAAGGAGTGAGGGCTATACTGATCATTATACCGATGCACAATATTACCGGAGTAATGTGAGGGGGTCATTTGAAGAATCTCTTGTACACTCAAGTTTACTCTTGCCTCAAGAAAAGGGCGAATTAACTGATCGCTGTTTGCACTACCTTGAGTGACCCAGGTCAACCTAGAGGTCAATTCAATAGCTTCTCTTAATGCAGCTGATGGGCACCTCGGCTTAATAGCGGGCTGACCTATTTTGTCCTCAGTTCTTGAGCCTATGTAGGGAATCCCATCACCAATCGTCCACCCCAATCTAGATGCATCAGGCCAAGCACTAACCACGTTCCTTTTTAATGCAACTGATACATATGGACTAGAATTGTTTGTGGATGAACATTCCACACATTGCTCGTAAGGTTTTAACCATGTGGTTTGGAACTGCTCAGGTATACATGGCAGTGTTGCCCCTATTAACTGTCTACCATCAAGGATATGAGCCCAGGAGTATTCTCTAAGAATTTGAGCAATATCAACAGTACACTTAATTGGTTGAATTGCTTCCATTAAAGCTGGGTCACAATGGTCTAGGTAACTAAACCATAGATTCCATCTTTGAAGTGTTATTTTTCTGAGCCTCTCCAAGATTGGTGTCTCTGCATTATTGCTTATCATTTTGGATGCTAATAAAGTTCTGGTTCCCTCGAGGTATCCCAAGATTTGTAATCTTTTCCCGCTTGGTGTTCGTGAGAAAATATCGGCTGCAAAACGGCTCATCACGGGCGTTGAAGAAAGTAACCATTTACATACTAATTCGTCTTCAAGATCTGCAGAAGCGTGAAATAACGTGTTGATTAACTTGTTCCTTGCCGAAAGTGTGATACTCCTTCTGACAATCTGACGAAGGAAAGATGTTAAATCCTGTGATCCAGGGACATTTAACCCGCCTGGGTTTAGAACAAAGTCAATTGCGCTACAATTCCCTGGGCTTTTTGCAATAAGTGCATGAAAGATATCACTCATACCCACCATTGACAGATAATGCTTCAACTGAAATAGGCCTGAAGTTACAGGATCACCCAAGTTGCGATAAAGGCACTTTTCTGGATTTAGGAAGGATAATCCACCCAATACCTGAGGAACTGCTAAGGATAGTGCAATGGTCCCGAAATCAAGAGGTTTATTGATTGCCAATTGTCCAAGGTCTGAACCCTTATGGAAACCAAGGTGATGATGTTGTAAGATCCGAACAGAGAAATATGTATGAAAGGCAGCTGCAACACGGCATGGTAAAATATGTCTAGTTTCGGAGATTGATCGCTCAAAGGCAGTTCCTATACTGGCAAGTGTACCTTGCAAGTCATCAAAAATTGCATCTGAGAGAGGGGCCATCCTAGCTGCTGTCTTGAGTGATTGAGGTAATTGAATTCCGTTCAAGTATTGCTTTTTGCCAAAATAGATAAAGCCTGAGTGTACGAAAGTCTCATCAGGCTTGAGGAATATCCCACAGGCACTTGTGACTTTGGCCAAGCTAGCAGCCACTCTGGCTGCATTGTCTTCTGCGCATCTCTCCTGCTCATTCGGACTAGATTCTAGTGGAAAGACTGATAATACTGTAATACATTGATTATCCCCCATGACTGCTGATCGCAATTTGAACCCGGTCTTGATCTCTACCAATGAGATTTGAGCACATGAGATACTAGTCCATAACTTTTGTTGAAGCCCCTCAATACCGCCAAGGTGGCCTCTATAAGCACTTGGTCCTTCGGGGGGATATTCCCTATTCTCTAAGGTTACATTATGTGGTGGGTTATAATAATCACTAACATGCATGTAACATTGCGGAATTAGGAAGTGCATCCAATCAAAGACATTGCGAACCCCATAGCATTGGTTGCAATATTTGATGAAGGGAGCTGTGAATTCATACCTGAAGGCCAGATTGTATTTTTCCAGGTCTGTGACAAAACTACTTCCACGAACTGTGGCATGCTCTCCGAAATCATCACTTGTATGGTGCCAGGATGCTTGGTGAAGGAGGCTCTCCTTTTGTTCCCTCTCTGTGACAACCATCATATTGCTTGGAAAGGCTTTAGCCAAACCATCTGCAAGTAATGCTTCGCAGAGGGTTTGGACATTCCTGGTTAAATAAGGCAATTTTCCAAATGTCCTACCAACATTTAATTCTTTTTCCTTCAATGAAAAAGAAAAATTTCGATTCTGGGGCAATAAGTACCTAAGTTCTTGGGCGTATTGTAAGACACTCTCAATAGAAAAATCCTCTTGCTCCAGGAATTGTTCAGGTACACGTTTGGTATTGAATCGATAAGGTGGACTGTAGCCCAAAACGTTAGGCTCAAAAACTGCATCCCAACAGGTTTGTTCAACTGCTGTTGCGCGGTCTTTAATGAAAATGCTGAGGTCACTAATGATCTTCGTGGAGAATAATGGAGGATGATCCAAATGGTAAAATTCCCATAAAAGATCTTTGATCATTGGAAGTGGAGGGAATTGATTTCGCCTAATGTAGGAATTCAATCCCGGCGTTAAACATCGGTCTGATATCACACTGTACCAAGTGCCTTGACTATCAAAGAAATGTTTTGCAACACTATACTTGAATACACAATACGTTTCAAAGATGATAATCGGCCGCAATGCCTTTAGAACTGTTGCATGATTTTTAACCTTTTGGATGGCCTTTTCACTATGCAGAACTGGGTGGCCCCAGTGTTTTTGGATTGAAAATAATTCACATAATTGTTGTGGTGTAGATCGGAGTCTGAGCAACAGTTGGTGAAACTCGCGGATTTTAGACAATTGTGATTTTTTCAACCCTCTATTAAGGAGGAGTTCACGCAATGTCTGAATAACTGCAAGATGCATCTGGGTTAAAAACCGCCCTTTTCGTTCTGTATATTGGGAACATAGTTGAATCTTAGCCAAACACAGAGGTTCGAGATATTTGATTATTTTGTACCCCTCTGATCCCAATATGGACAACAGGTAGTCTCCTGCGTTATACAGAGATTGAATATTATCTACTAGTGGATAATCAGCAGACACTGGATCTTCCAACCTGGCTAACTCAGCAATCAGAAGGGTATTAAAACGACTTGTGACAAGATCCTTACACATAATAAGGACCTCGGCTGTAGAGACTGAAATAATATGTGTGTGTCCTTGAATAGCCTCCTTGAAGATATTAGGTTGGTACCAGTCAGTTGATGCATGTGGAACATTAGCTGTGTTCATTGGTAATAGAGCAATAGGGATCTTCCAGAAGATATAATCACCATATCCTAGAATGTCAACAACCTCATTCGTTACAAACCAAGTGGAGCGCACATTTCCTCGGTTCATTCTCCCTCGACGGGTGAGGATGGCAAGATCATGCCAGAAGAATAGAGCAGATAGATATCTGTTTTTGTGAATGACCCTACGAATGTTCTGTTTTAATTGATCTGTAATTACTCCTTCCTGTGTTTTAATCTGATTCATGTAATAATTAAGGAAGGCTGCATCCTGCACGGTATAATTGACTATTTCATCCAAGAAACTCAAGCAGGGAGGTTCCAATGGTACATTTTTACTATCTGCCAGAACATTTATTAACATCGGAGCAATGTAGTCTATTGGGATTGTAGCTACAGGGACATCACTAATAAATCGTAAAACAATAGTGTCATATTTTAATCTATAGATATGTTTCGGTAAACGGCATGTCTTTAGTTTAGGGTTCAGCGAATACTCAGAGTAAAGTCCACATGCTCTTGTCACTAGGTCACATTGGTCTAAGACAATTGGGGAAGACAATCTTGCATCAGGATATTGTGTATGTTGGGTAGCCATCATAAAATAGAGGAATTGAAAAAGTCCTATGGTGGCAAGGATTGCCTCCCCAGCATTATGGACTTTTTCTTAATCTTCCTCGTTCTATTAATAAATCTAGACCTCTACCGTGTTAATTTGGGCTCATCATACTGTAAATAGTGAATAGATGCTGTGAGTGAAACTGGATCTCACATTGTTTTGACTACTCTTTGAACATGGAAAGTTATACATTATATTAACTGTTAGATTAAGTATTAATTAAAGGCATGACTAGGGTCATGCTATACAGGTGACTACACATGTAAAAGCAAAAAATTGAATGAGGATATTTACAGGGATACTAGGGGTTCAAACAGTATACTTTTGTAACATTTTAAACAGGCTCCTTATTAATCATTGTATAAAGAGAGATTAAACTAAGATCATACAGGAAAATGATTCTGTCCTACGATGGATTATGGAATCAATGTTAGCCCTATCGTACAATTTTTATTACGGCAATTAAATTGCCAAAGAACTGTTGAACTCCATGATCAATGAAGTAATGCTTGATGGTTTAGGAGTGGCAACAGGTTTAAGTGTCGATTCATGTAGTAAGGAGAATTTGACAGGACCAGGGTGTCGTATATCCATCGCAGATTTATCTGGTTCCTGAACCTCGACAAGATAACCCATATTAGTCCTGGTAATGATGATTGCATAGCTTGGTGTTCCTATCTCAACACTGCTTAGAAGTCCCTTGTAATTAACGACATGAAGAGTCTCGAGCTTATTTATAAAGTTAATAATATTTGACCTTATAAGAGATAACATCCTCATGCTCAGTTGGTCCTTTACTCGTTGAGTTCTCATGTTGAAGTGATTAGTAGATGTTGTTAGTAACCAATCAGCAATTAGGTTCAGGGCCCCTGATAGCGGCTCAATGAGGGAATGATCCATTAATTGGTCAAGAATCCCGGCGGCAAGAATTACCCTCAAGGCCCAAATGGGAGTTTGGACTTCAGACTGTTGGTTTTTGAACAAGTGTGGGAAGAGGTTCCGGGTCATCGCCCATGCAGGAGCAAAATCATTCACTTTAAGACGATTTAACAGGGTAATACCCTTTTGGTTGACATCAAACTCAAGTCCAGCCCAGTAAACCTTCCATCCTTGCACAGTTGGAGTCACTAGGAAGTTGCATAGGTCGCTAAACACAACTCCTTGCTCTAGCTCCCGTTTTGGTGTTACCAAGTTGTACCGGCCTGTGGCTTTAGCCATTCTGGTTATCTCTAATGGAATCTTAGGCTTGTAAAAGGAGCTTCTCCTATAAAATTAATGGACCCGTATAATAAAGGTTCTTTCTGTTATCTTTATTTCTGTTACAAGACTTGATTCTTAAATTATAACGTTGTTGTTATGATGCTAAACAATTACTTGCAGAATAAGTTGGAAGAATAACCTGATCTCAGGTAGTGTTGAAAATTATTTCCTATAGTCAAAGTATCACAAATGTTCTAATTTCTATTCCCGGTAGGATTCTGCGAGTAGACTAGTTCAATAAAAAATGTGATGAGTCTTCCTTAACTATAAACCCTAGCCTAGTGGGAGCCCAAATATGTAAAAGAGATACACACCCTATTTGATAACCTTATCTCGCAGGAACAAAATCATATATCTTAAGGAGATGAAAATTGGCAGAGCAAGGTGTTTGGATTGAAGTCAATCTTGGAACCTTCTCATTAATTTTCATCATGTTCTTGTAGTTTAATTTTACAAGTTTAGACTGTATAATATAGTACGTGTAGGACTACCCTATACCTAAGACTATACTATCATCAAGGGAACCCCATCCTCAATGCTAGAGTGTGTCCATGGGTTCTTTTTCTTAATTTTAAACTTCCTAAAACTATCTTAAAAACAAGCAATATCCTTATTATCTATTTCAATTTAATGCTCTGCTGTTCTTGTTCTAGGCTACTTGAGATGATTCAACGCTTCTAGGGAGGATCCTTGCAATATAACGATCCTAACACTCTTACTGACTTTGTTTATTTTTAACAATAAATGATTGACATCATGAAACAAATACTCACTATTATATTTCATATTGAATAAGGGGAGATTGTTTTGATTTCTATTTTAATTTCTACTTGTGTTCGTATCTTTATATTGGCTTTAGTCATTATCTTTATTCCTATCCTGTCCCCCTCTCTAAAAATACCATCTATAGAGGATAAGGGCATCTTGTTTTACTTGTCCTCCCTACAGGCTAAGTTGTACTATCTTCTGACCAAGTATATTCCCCTGGTGCAGGAGGGAGCCCTTCATTAACGCTTGGGGGGGCAAGTAAGCGTAGGCCTGATATCACTACAGTGGAGCTCTCACAGGAAAGTTGCAATGCTACATGGAGGAAAGCAGATATAAACATAGTTAATGATTGTCTATCCCACTGTTGCCATAGTGCTGCCTCAAAAGCACCTCCTTTGTCACTATGTAAACGTTGATAAACCTCGAGAACTGATTCAGCTTGGTCTTGTCCTAAGTTTTCCCTCCTAAGATGACTCTCACATAATTGACTAAGCTGTGACTTAGAGAATTTCCGCACTAAGACAGCACTCAACGTCAAGAGAGCACGGAGTTTTGCATCATCTACTTCATTAATATTCTGATTGGCCCAAAACTCAGCAGTCTCGACTAGTAATTTTAGGGTTAATTTTGGACTGCCGTCTTGCTTGAAGTCATCAGCCGTAGGATTTGCTAGTCTTAGGTCTTTAGGAGCAGCTATATTAAGCGATGAATCAGTTGATCCACAGGTCTTCCGTGCTATAAGAAGTAGGAGCTCCCGGTCGGTTAGGCTTTCAAGTTGATGGTCCTTTTTACAGAAATTACTATCACATAGAAATCCTTTTCTGAGAGTAGGACAAACATCCTTAGGTGCTGGAGGGACAGTAAGGGTCCCAGTACCTTTCTTATGGAAAACCGTAGGGACTCTAACTTGCGAAGTACTTCGACTACTACGGTAGTCTGTTGTTGTCTTATCCCGGGAAATGGATCTTGTCCTAAATTGAGGACCTGTTGAATTTTGCTGGTCGGCACGTGAATTCCTTGATCTCCCGCGCTCACGACCCCTCTCCATATTTGTGGTAAAGATTAATAATATAGTTATCTGTGGTCTTGGAAATGGATGTTATCTTGATATGAAATTAACTGAATTGCCGCCTCGGGATTCTTGTAGAGGATAGGCTCTTTCCTAAGCAAGTGTGAGGGTTAATTCAAAGATTCCTGAATATGAATGTGTAGGTGGATGAAGATTACAAAAGTGGGCACAATGTCACTTTTTCTTAATCTTCATCAATATTATTCTTGGGAAGGAACTTATATAGTATTGAGAAAGAGTATCAAAGCATTCCAGTCCAAAGGATTTTTGTAAACCTACTTTCAAGTTTTGCACAGAACTTGGCATTAGCCTGATTTTCAAGTATCAGTATCGGTTTATAATTTAAAATGCTAGAAATGTATCAAGCTTAAATTGATGATTCAAATTGATATTCAGCAAAGCAGCTTGCAAACGCAAAGAAGAGCAATAATTGCAATAATAATTCCAGTAATGCCTATTCCTGCAGGGATCCACTGTCTCCAGCCCGTCCACCAATTATCATCATTATCCTGATTAGGTAAGGGGTTGTCGATGAAATCATGGATGATTTGGTTGATTTTATCAGTGATGTTTTTTGTCCAATCATGTGGCTCAATGCAACAATCTGGTCCCAGGATCCTGCATGTCCCGCCCCATCGTCGCAGAAGGAAATCTATGGCCTTCCTATTGAGTATGGTATATGTCCGCAGCTCCGTTGTGGCTCTTAAGAAAAGCTGCAGAGCTTGAGTTGTTTCATTTGCAAGTTGCCTAAGTCCACAGACTAAGGCATTTTGGTTATGCATCAGGCCTTCAGTGTATATGCCTTCCGCACCCGGTCCAAAGTACGGGATCCAGGCAATCCCAGCAGCATTATGTTGTTCTTGTGCAGTCCAGTAGTGTAAGTTGGGATTGCACTTACCCGTGGCTTTGGTGTTAGTTTGTCTTCTGCTGCGTTTTCGAAGCCCAAGACTCCCAAGAATCCCTGTTACTGTTGAAGTTATTAGACCGTTGCTTGTGGACTCCTGTGGCAGGACAGTTTTAACCGCTGTTGTTATATTTTCTGGGGTGGTGAGAGTGGGTGCTTCTGTTGTTGGGCCGGGGGAGCTTCCCGGTGGTGTTGTTGGTTCCTCGGTGGCCATCACTGATGGACCTGATGTGTGGGTTGTGGGGGTCTGAGCCTCAGGGCTTGGTGCCGTGGTCGGTGAGGAACTCGGGATTTGGCTGGAGCTCGGTCTTATCCCGATGGTGGAGATCTGCATATGGTTGCCGTTAGTGCCTATAATTGTTGCAGCTGTCTCTGTAATGGTCTCCTGAGTGTTCACACCTACTCTTCGACCTTCTGTCGAATTCTGAGACGGCAATGTTGTTTCCCCTTCTGGTATGTGCAATGGAACCATCCCAGGGGAATTCTTTGGAACCAGGTCCGAATACTTCCTGGTGGCCCGGTCGGAGATTCTTCCCTTTGTAATTCTCGACGATGCCGCATCATCGTCTTCTGTCTCGTTGAGCGATAAAGCTTCGAAAGACAGCTCTTCTCCACGTAGTTGTTCGGAGAGATTTTTTTATTTTCCCAAAAAGCCCATTCACCAATATCAGCATTGATATTAGCATCTAGTGTCCAAATTAGTCTCCCAGTTGTATTACTCAACTGTTGGTGAAGGTGAATGGTATCATTCAGCTGGAAAAGGAACTGAGGCGTGTGGGGCCTGTCCAGACGAACAAAAGTATTATTGTCAATTTTGAAAAGGGTCGTGGAGTGTTGAGCACCAAAATTTTCGATTTCATACTCCAAGTAGGATGTGGCATAATAACTTGATGTATTTTCAGTGTAGTTTACTGCCTCTCGAATGGGGGGTGACTGAAGGAACGTTTCTTTTGGTTTAGCCAATATCAAGAATGCAATTACCCCCTCAGCAAAATTGACTCCTCTGTAAATTACAGTTGAAGCCAGCCTGTCATAGAGGAAGAAAGCTCCATCCTTGTGAAAGGCGTAGTCACCTGGGCAGGGCCCGGTTCCTTGGGCTTTGTGAACATAGCGGCACCTTGGAAAGCCTCTGACACCATCTGGCGGTGGGGGTAAGCATTCGCTCCCGTCCGGCTTCTTTATTTCAAGATTGTAGCAATTTTCAGCCCATTCTCCCGCTTCATAGCTGACCACCTTGGGAGGAACACCAGATCTGAAGCCCCAACGCTTTGTTGCAGATGGGATATCAGTAGATACTCCGCTCCCCTCGAGGTTGAGACCAACTGATTTCAGCTGGTCAGTAGATGCAAGATGATCCTTGCAGACTAGCTGGTCAATCTCTGTTACTTCTAAAGTGCTGTTAGTCACAACACCCAAAGGCATGGAAAAGGCCTTTTGGAATAAGATGATGACCCAAACAAAGAAAGAGCTTTTCCGAAATTTGTCCCTGGGCAATTGGAGTAGGCTAAGACCCCCCATTGCGAGACCCTTAGGATGGGGGCGTATTGGCAAGTGTACCCTTATCAAATGGTACTGAGAACAAGATTATGGTAAAAAGATGAAGGTTGGGCCTTCATCAGGCTTAATCTTCATCAGATTTGTTTTTCTTAATGGTGCAATCATGTTAAGACATTTCATTTTATGTTTGGGTGAAATGAGCATAGAGTGGTGAAGGTGTAACCCTCGAGGATCAGGTTATTTGAGAAGGAGGCTGAGGGAATCTCTTGGTACAGCTAGGTCAATTTGCTAGGAAGGAGGCTTGAAGGGGTGAACATCGGACACTGATTGGGCGAAGTATGGATCGCTTATGCATGTTAATTGATTGGCTAAGCTTGTAAGAGACTCTGGGGAGGCCCTTTGGGCTGGTTCTATCTTGGATTCAGGCTTGATCAGTGAGAGTTCCTTGACCCGATTAGTACATTTTAACAAGAGGGTTGAGTTGTCCCATAGTATATGGACTGCTAGCTTCCTAAAAGTCGATTGAGTTGCTATAGATAAGATTTGATTTCTTTACTGGAGGTGTTTCTCTCACTTTGTGAGAATCACTTTTCACTGAGATAAGAGCAACTGGCAGGTGAATGACAATCATCATAATCTGGTGTTATGACCATAGTCAGGTCTCCAGGTGAGATTGGATCTAGCCCAATGTATTTTGGGAGTAAGACAGGAATTATAGGCTGTCCATTCTTCTGACTCATTTTCTTCCCAGTGAGCTTGTGGACCAGCAATTCTGGAACCTCGATCCCAATGATACTCTTAGCTGGATCAATTGGCACGATTTTGAAATCTTGCATCAGGTTCACAATTGTCTGAATTTTGTCTGGGGCAGTCAGATCAGAAACATGCCCTTTCTTTCCCGTCTTGCCTGGAAGTAGAACGGGTCTCAGCTTTGGGTGAAATGAAAGCCCGGGACGAAGGGCTCCTGAAAGGTTGCTCGGAGTCTCATCTGTCCATGTTGCAGCAGGGAGAGGCTGTGTCACTAGTTTGAGTGCAGTCAGATCAAAAGTGAAATATTGCGGCAGTTGAACTGGTGGTAGCACAAACTCTTGAAGGAAAGCCTGGTTCCCCATCCTGAGCAATCTGAGTGGGTGATCCGGTATTCCCTGACCAAGTCGATTCACTCTAACGAGGGGGTTGTTGGCCTTTCCAAAATGGGTGATCGTATAAGATGCGAGCATAATTGCTGCTGTTGTTGAGTCAAAACTGTACGTTTTTTGGTCAGCAATTCCGAGTGGCAACCAAATAGGGATTTGTTTCATGAGGACTTTGGGCCCCGAGATCACATTGACAGTTGCCTCCAAGATGAATGCTGAGGCCACTCCGTTCGGGGTATGACTTGTATGATCAATGTTATCATCAGCAACAGGTCTCATAGAATTTGATGGTGTATCCATTCCAGGAAGGACCTCTTGTTTCTGTTGAATTCCACTCACAGCCCTGCTTGACTTGATGGGAAGCATGCTCATAGGATAGCCAATGTCAGCATAGGCAGGTGGTGCAGTCGGCACAGTGACCCTTCTCATTTTTCCTGAGTCCTAAATTTGTTTAAATGAGATGAAGGTAAGAAAAAAGATTTTTCCTGAGAAAATCCCTCTTTTTCTTAATCTTCATCAATTTTAATTTGCTCGGGGGTTTCTGCATAGTACTAAGCAGGGGAAATATGTTAATGAGGTCTTATTACAATACAGGGGAATTTCCCTATTGACAGCATTATCAATTGATTAGGATAGAGGGGAAATTTAAAACTGACTTATAAGCTTATGACACAATAGACTATTAGTCTAACTTGATTTTAAACAGTCATAAGTATCATTTGGCCATCGCAAAATGAGCTTACCTTGCTTCTGTATCATATTTTTAGCCCAAGGGCCTTCCCGTCTTGGAATTGAAAAATACAGACCCAACCTCTATCGATCTTTGGTGACGGTGGGACCGGCCGGAGGCTTTTCTGACAGGCTTTGGGTATATCTCCTCGAGACTTGATATGCACAATTGGAGGAGAGGCATCTTGGAAAGCAGGGATCCGTTTTGTTATCTGGATTAATGCACACTGGGGGGAGTCTCCCTCAGCCAAGCTTGCTTGGAATTCTGCATGAATTATGTCTAGGATATTATTATCCTTACCAATTTTGCAGATAACCTGCACCAACTGATGAAAAGCTGTCCCAAATCCTGGGAGATGGTCATAGATGATTTCCTTGAGATCTTTTGCTGAAATGTAAGGTCGCCCGAAATTTTCCTCATTGAGGGCACTTGTGCTATCTAGATTTATGTAGGCCTGTTTGACACTTTCTGGAACCTTCCCGTTCGGATCTTTCAATTTAGCCTTAATAGCATCATCCTCGTACAATGATGGGCCTGGAGGTGCTTGTCCATGTTCATTCCAATATGCTTCTGTTGCTGCAGCAGTGGCAGTTGCTCGCCCAGTGGTCATCACCAGTAGGTCGTATTTTGCAACCATTTCGGCACAGCTGCGATTCAGGGATGATATGGTCTTTGCCATGTCTTGAACGGGTTTTAAGCTGGCCTCAAGAGTTGTTACTCGACCTTCTAGTGATTCAATAGCATTGGTTTGCCGACGCACAGCTGATATCACCGAATTTATGGCAGCCTTGACTTCTTCTGTCAATAAGCTACTGGCATCATCTGTTTGGACTTGCTTATCACTTTTACGTGTTGTCTTGGGATTCTTACTAATAATGGTTATCGGGGCAGGACTTGGTTTGTTTTCAACATCAACAAACACCTCTGTTAGCGGTATTTTGCCGGTCATTAATTGCTCAGAAAACCAGCCAGACACTTCGGGTCCATGATGTCTATAAGTCCTATCCTGCTGCATGGCTTATATGCTGGGCAGTGTCTAGGCTAAGAGGGTACAAAATAATAGCTCTTAGACATTAATAAGGACATTCAGATAAAGAATAGCTCTCTTTTTAAAGGATGATGAAGGTTTTAATCTTCATCATGAATTTTTTCTTAATCCTAAGTTCTATAGAATTCATCAGGATATTATCCTCCTAAGCTCATCGAAGGATACTTTATGTTTTAATGCTATAATGTTTTCCTATTGGTACATATCATAAGCTGATCAAAATTACTAAATAATTATTCTTGCGGTATGGGTATTAGCCCGTGATAAATTGACACAAGCAGCTCTTCATAGTCCTACAACTTACAGATTATTTATTTAATTTCCTCATAACTAAAATAGGGTTTATATTTCGGGTTGGTTGCTCATACTTGAATTATCAAAACAATTATAATCAAGCTCAGAATAAACAAAATCTACTAATCATGGGTCCTCAGTCATGTTGAAGAACAGCAAGGAACTTGTCCTGTAGGCTCATTACTGGCCAGAGGAATTGCTGGCCATCAATGACCAGATAACGATTTTCTTTCTCTAAGGCCTCCTTCTCACTCAACCAAGGCGGGTAGGCTTCTTCAAGAGAATCTGGGAAGATATATTCCTTGCCACTTTCAGTGCTAAAAGCAATGGGCTCATCACTCATTAGGTGATAATAATTGATTGCCTCAAATGGACCCTGTGTTTTTAGGAGATGATAATATGTTTCTTCCAGTGCAGATCCCTTTTCGGGGTTGATTGGGAGAGCTTCACTTTCAGAACCTTGACCATCTACAGCATTGCTTGGTCCATTTTGCTGATTAGTGTCTACTCCAGTATCTTTGTAGACTGGTGCTGGTGGAGCTACAGTTGGGTTGTTCTCCCCTGATACGCTCTCAACATCTTCGTCACCTTCAGAGTCAAGGGATGTGAGACTCTCGTCATCATCATCTTTCTGATCATCGGGCTCTGATTCTTCCTGTATAGGGGTCATACTCTGGAGAGTAGATGACATATTGCCTTGTGGTTGGTTGGTGTTTGAACCCGGCTTGGTGATGTGGAGGTTGCCTGGTTGGTGGGAACCTGGGGTCAACTCCGGCACCTTTTTCGCTCCGTCCAAGGTCGGATCTTGGAGGCCATGTGTCCGAGCCGCTCTTTCCTTGCTCTGCCCCCTGTCTGGTGGTCCTGGTTGGCTGTCGTCATCGTCGTCGTCCAAATTGAAGAGATCAAGATCTCCTGTGGTGCCTTCAGCCGAATCCTCGTAGTCAGGATAATTATTACTCTCATCATCATACGGGTCAACAACACCACCTGGGATAGTTGTATCACGTGAATCATCAGGATTATCATCAGAAGGGTTGGGGTGGGTTTCATCATAGATCGGCCCGGGAAATGGAATATCATTGTCATCAGGATAACGATCTCCAACCTTGATCTTTGATGCAGTCGTGATGGCTTCGGTCAGTTTGGCCAGCCGCTCTTTCCTCAGGGTTACCATTGCGTTAGTTTGCTGGAAGCTGATCTCATTCTTCTTCTGGTGGAAGCTCATGAGAATCTTCTTTTCCTGTTCATCAAGCCCAAGGTTGTCCAACTCACGTGTTTCAGCATATTGTTGGAGTTGCTTTTCAGCTTCAGTAGCAGCCTCACGCAGTTGCTGATATTGCTCCCCTACATTAACACCAGCCAGCGTGCTCCCGTGGGCAGTTGCAACACCCAAAGCAATGGCTGAGAGTTGTGGATAAAGCCCATGTTCCAAGTTGTTGACTCCAGAAAGATTGAGGAGACGTGCAAATGGAGCATATTCTCCATGCTTGGCAAGTGAGCCAAGAGCTGCCTTGAATGAACTGACCTCATTCTTGACTTTTGCTGTCCTGGCCAGTGGATGAAGTCGTACTCCAAGATCTGTTTTTTGTAGGATGTGGTCCAGAACAGTCTTTACAATCAGAAGACCAGAGAACCTTGCTTGGGCAACAGAATTAGATATTACTGTGTCATTCGCATCATGGCCTGCGACCATGTGCATCCCCTGATGTATTAGTAGGAACTTGATTAAAAAGTTTGTTCTCATCAAACGGAAGATCACCATCATGTGTCCAACTGATTGCCAGGAAGTTGGATATTGAATGAGCCCTTGTTCTGCATGGACCTGAATCTGCCTTTGTACTTTTTCCAGACACGCTTTCTCCCCAACGACAAGTTTGGGTAGAAACAAACTGGCAAAGGATAAAAACTGACCAGCATTAGCTTCTGTTGTCTCCTCTTCAGGCATTGCAGCCAATGTTCTCCTAAGATTTTTTCCACCGGTGACATTGGGCAACAATTCATCCAGACGGTGCACATTCTCCTTTTCTCGGACCTCAAACCTGAAACCATGGCCCTCTAAGTATTGAACTGCATCACTTTTGAGGAAGAGCCTATGATCTCCTTGGTAAGCATGATGTAAACATAAAAGTAAAAGGAAGCTGTCAGCATTATCTTGGAAATCTACGCCTGCTTCAAAGGCCTGAATGATATGTTGACAAATACCCTCAAGATCACTCACAACATATACCGGGATGACTCTTTGTCGCACAATCCCTTGTTGGACCGAAAGCCCGGCTGTTAATATTTTGTGGTAGTCAAGATCAACTTCAGATTGTCCTCCCAGGGCCCATGAACCTCTCACCCGTTTATCCATGTTGTAGGCTCTCAGGTAAACCCTTAGTAGTTAGCGTGTGATGAGAGTAATCAGTCCACTCAGCTAAAATTAGCTAGATTTTGTGGACTGGAGGGATACCTCGGGACCCTCTTCTCACCTTCTCTTAGGACTTGAGATAGTATTGGTTTTACTAGAAAATGCTAATTACCAGGACGAAATTAGTCTATTACTCAGGTAATCACACTTATCAAGCAGGTTAGAATTGTAGGAGGAGCCAGGTTAGGAAAAGGCAAAGCAATACGACCCACATACCTTTGCAACACTTTAGGAATGCCCCCAAATGGGGGATTGACTAGTTAAATTGTCTCCAATTGGTAAATGATGAGATCAATCTCAATGTTAATATTAGTTTGAGTTTGAGGAAAATGATTAATCTTCCTCATAGTTATTCGCACACAAAAAGTATAAAAAACTTTTCTTTCTTTTTGTGTGTCCG